TACCCGGTTGATGTAATCAAATTTTCTAACGCTCCTACTAACGGGTCCCATCCTACACAAAAACCGGTTCCGTTACTGGAATATCTGATAAAGACGTATACGAACCCGGGAGATGTTGTATTAGATAGCGTGATGGGTTCCGGTTCTACAGGGGTGGCGGCTGTCAATACCGGGCGCAAGTTCATCGGAATAGAACTTGACGAGAAGTTCTTCGAAACAGCAAGGGAAAGAATTGAAAAAGCGATAGAAGAAAACAAGACACCAGCCCCCGAGGCTGTTTTTTAATTTATAAGAAAGAGAGGCGGCTAAGCAATGGCCAAAGGCAAAGGAGCTGGCGGCTATGACGGACGAGCAAATCTCATCCCGATGAACCGCCGAAGTAAAAGTGAAGTTAAAGAGATTGCGGCAAAAGGCGGCCGAAATTCAGGCGCGGCAAGACGAAAACGGGCTGATTTACGCAGGGCGATAAGTCAGATTTTGATGATGGACATACCCGATGATGTCCTGAAAAAGCAGATGACCGACCTGGGGTTAGACCCGGACATGCAGACATTGTTAAGTTCAACGATGATGAAAGCGGCGCTGAAAGGAAACGTCAAAGCGGCAGAGTGGGTTGCGAAATACGGCGGTCAGGACGTCGGTACGGAACAGGACGAACGCGCGAAGGAAGCGGATATCGCGGCGAAGGAAGCGGCGGCAGAAGTACGGCGTCAGCAGGCAGAGATGCTGAAAAAGCAGAACGAAAAAGTCAGCGAGACCGGCGTGGATTTGGACGACAGCCAAAAGGCTATGGCAGATTATTTTAGCAAGATGTCCATGATGGGCGGTGATGACACGTGATTAGTCGTGATGAGATTTTCCGCATGTTATGGGAGCGCCCTGTGGAGGTCGGACACTGGGTCGGCTTCAAAGACCTGACCGACCTGCATAACGAATGGTTAAGAGATTGGTTATACGGACATGAAGACCAGACGCTTCAGGCGCACCGTGGCAGTTACAAGACGACGACGTTATCGCTGTTTTTTGCGCTTCATGCGTTCGAACAGCCGAACGAAAATTTACTGTATTTCAGAAAGACGGATACGGACGTAAAGGAAATCTGCAAACAGTCTCAGAAAATCCTTCAAAGCGGATGTATGCAGGAAATGAGCCGTATCGTATATGGTCAGCCGCTAATCCTGACTACGAAGTCGGAAACGGAAATCAATACGAACCTTGTGACCGGTATACGAGGCGCAAGTCAGATTGTTGGTCTGGGTATCGGAACCAGTATCACTGGTAAACACGCAGATATAGTCGTGACCGACGATATTGTAAACCTGAAAGACCGGGTATCGAAGGCGGAGCGTGAAGCGACAAAGATACGGTATCAGGAACTTATCAACATTTGTAACCGCGGTGGACGATTTATCAACACGGGCACACCGTGGGAAAAATCCGATGCGTTCTCCCTGATGCCGAACATTAAGAAAGTAGACTGTTACAGTACCGGGCTGATACCGCCCGAAAAGTTGGCAAAAATTAAAGAGCAAATGTCGCCGAGCCTGTTTGCGGCGAATTACGAACTGCGACATATCGCTGACGGAAACGAACTGTTCGCGGACGCATTACTGGACGGCAAAGTTGCGCAGTTGTACGACGGCATTGGTCATATCGACGCGGCGTATGGCGGCGGGGATGCGGTTGCGTTTACCATTATGAAACGGAACACGGACGGTAGCATTACGGCATACGGGCGGATTTGGCCCGAAGCGCACGTCGAGAACTGTCTGACCGATATATACAACGATTGGTCGGAGTACCGTTGCGGGACTATCTATTCGGAGCGAAACGCCGACAAAGGATACCTGGCTAAAAGCCTTCAAGGACTGGAAATTCCGGCGGCGACGTATCACGAGCAACAAAATAAATACATAAAGATAACAACACACCTGAAAAAGATGTGGAAAAAGATACATTGGATACCGGAAACCGATTTGGACTATTTGGCAATGATAACGGACTATACGGAGCAGGCGGCGCACGATGACGCACCGGACAGCGCGGCTTCCTTGTGTAGGATTTTGGATAGCAAACAGCCTGCGACGACGGCGGATTACCTGCGAGGGGGACTATAAGATGGCTTACGATTTTAAGAAAAAGACTGATATTTTCCGTTTCCCGGCGGATATGCCACTGACGGATTTAGACCTGATGAAGTTTATATCGAAAAACGACGCGATGTGTACCTTCAGGTACAAACCGCTTCAGGATGCATACGATAACCGATATGAGATTTTCAAACTACCTCAAAAGCCTTCATGGAAACCGGACAGTCGGATTTCAATGAACTTTGCGGCGGAGATTACGGATACTTTCGAAGGTTTCCTGATGGGACAGCCGGTGACATTTTCCTCGGACGATGAGACCGTTCAGGAATACCTGACACATCTGCACAGTTATGCCGGGCAGACCGACCATACCGCGGAATTGTCGACGTTGGTATCGATTTTCGGCAGAGCGTATGAGATTTACTACGTGGACTCAGCCGGGGAAATAGATATGTCATATCTTTCTCCTATGGACTCGTTCATGATTTTCGACGACGGCATAGAACCGGAACCGCTGTATTTCGTTCGCACGTATTATGACCAGTACGCAAAGATACGCAGAGGTTCAATTTCGGACGCAGATTTCGTTCGTTATTTCCACATACAAGGTGGTATACAGTGGGACGGAGAACCGCTGCCTCATGGTTTCGACGGGGTTCCCGCAACGGAGTATAAACAGAATGTTTCCCGCAAGGGCGTGTTTGAGGATGCTTTATCAGCGGTAGATGCGTACAACCTTGTCCTGAGTGAGAAGACGAACGACGTGCGGGCATTGGCTGACGCATACCTAAAGATTGTAGGCGCGGATATTGATAAAGAGACACTACAGTGGATTAGGGATAACAGAATTATCAACCTTCCTTCTACGCTCGACGGCAAAACACCTGACATTGGTTTTCTGGGCAGACCGTCAGCGGACACGACGCAGGAAAATCTGCTGAACAGATTACAGAAAAACATTTTCTCTATGTCAAATGTTATTGATTTGAACAGCGAAGGTTTCCAACAGGCAAGCGGGAAGGCACTCAGACAGCGCATGCAGTCGATGATAAACCTTGCAGGGCGCAAACAGCGAAAACTCGACGAGGGGTTCAAGCGCAGATACCGCCTGATTTTCAGTAACCCGTGCAGTGGCATGTCGGATGATGCGTGGACGGCGGTTTCGTGGAAGTATAACTTGATGTTGCCTGACGTCCTTGGCGACGAGGCGGACACGGCGGGCAAACTTGCGGGCGTTGTATCGAAGCGCACGCAGTTGAAGGTTCTGTCCATTGTGGATGACCCGGACAAGGAAATCGAAGCGATGGAAGAGGAACAGTCATCTGTATGGACAGATGGATACAACATTGACAGAACCGACGACAAGGACGGTGATGCCTGATGGCGGACAAAGATTGGAAAAAGAAATTCCAAGAGCATTGGGCGGGTTCCGAGAAAGCACTTCAAGCGCAGGTCGAAAGAGCCGAAAAGCAGGCAAAGAAAAATTTGCTGAACGCAATGGAAGCGGAGGCGAAACGTCTGGAACAGCAGATTGAAGGGTATTACAAGAAATACGCTGACAAGGACGGTATCATTGAGTACCGCAAGTTGATGATTGGCGCGGACGCGGCGACAAGGAAGCAGATATTCGAGGATTGGGAAGGCTTCGCTGAGATGCATCCTGAGTATGCGCATCTGACGCCTGCCCGCGAGAGCATATACCGGCTGAACCGCTTACAGGCGGAACAGGAACAAATTCGTTTGGCGTTAGCAGAGTACGGCATAAAAGACAGCGAAAGAGTTCTGAAATATGTGGGAAAAACGGCGGAAGCGTCGTTTACCGCATACTGTGACGCATTGGGGCAGCAGGGGCGATTAGGCGTATATAACCCGCACATTATTGTCCATTTTAAGCCTGTCAGCGCAATGGAGAGCCATGAAATTCTCGACGAACTTGCGGCGATGATGGCACGAGGCGACAAGACCGTAACGCTTCCGACGGACATTCCGGGAAAAATCTTAGAGTCCAAGATGAAACTTGCGGATTACATGAACACGCAGATGGTGAACGCGTTCGCTCGTGGCGACAGTACGGAGCGTATCGTCAAGGACATGATGGCGAAATTCAAAGGCTTCACCAAAAATGACCTGACGAGATTGACGTATACAGAGAACACCCGGGTGATGGCGGAGACAAGCGCGTGCCTGAATGAACTTTCGGGCGTGACGGAATATAAGTTCTCGACATACAATGACGCTTTGGTTTGTCCAATTTGTATGGCTTTGCAGGACGCCGGGCCGTTTAAGTACAAAGACCGGGTTCCGGGGGAAAACTTCCCGCCGATGCACCCATGGTGTCGCTGTACGGTAACGCCTGTGACGGGAAGTTTCGATGATTTCATGGACTCGCAGTTAGGAAAGTATTTGAAAGGTTTCAAGTCATGAGAAAAGTAATTTTCGTATCCGGGAGATACTGCCCGCGATGTAAGTATGTGGAAAATGCGGTATTAGATGTATTGCCAAAATACATGAAAAGTTCCATTGAGAAAAGGGTAGCAGAGGATGACCCGGCATGGTGCGGAGCGCACAGAGTCAGGCACGTTCCGGTCTTCATTTTCGTCGAAGATGGGAAGGAAGTTCACCGCTTTGTGGGCAGTGCGCCGAAACCTGAGGAAATCTGCATGTGGATTGACAATGTGAAAGACATTGAGGAAAAAGAATGATACCGTTTCAGACGACGCACGTGAGTGATGGTGTGGAGATGGCATACGAAATGCTAGTCGATGTGGGCTATGATTTCACAAAACTAGAGAGCGAAGAAATGGAGAAAGAAAATGATAAAGATTTCAATTGAAGATGACAAACTGATTATCCGAGGACATTCCTCGGCAGAGGACAAAGACCATGAGGTCATCTGCGCGGCGGTCAGCGCAACGGCACAGATGCTAATGCTGGGATTAAGGCTTGCGGGCGTTCCCGAGGATGCGTTTTCCGAGCCTGAGGAACACGGCGGAGAAGTCGTAATCGACCTGACAGGTGTTGAGGAAATGGAAAGGTCATGTAGGATTGTCCTGTGCGCGGGGATTTTCCAAATGATGTCGATTGCGAACGCTAGACCAAAATCGGTATCCGTTGATATTGATTTTGTGAAATTTTCGAAGTACATGGATTTTTCTTATTGAGATTAACCGGACGGCGGGTTATACCGCTGCCCGGTTTTTATATGTCCAGGCGGGGATGACGGTAAAAGCACACGGATTATTGTCCAGGCGGGGACGACGTAAAAAGCACACGGATAACACATTTTTTTCACAGCGCGGCGACGCTATAAAACGTGGGAGGATTTATGAAGTACAAAGTAGCAAAACAGTATGTAAAACATGCAAAGGCGGTTCCGGCATATCGCTTCTCCATTTTCGATGAGGGCGGAGAGAACGGCGGCACGGACGGCAACGGCGACGACAAGGGCGCAGAGAACGGAAACGGCGACGAGGGTGATGACAAGGATAAACCCAAGTATACCGATGCTGACCTCGATAAAATTATCGGGCAGAAGTTCGCGCAATGGCAAAAGCGTCAGGAGAAAGCGGTCGACGAGGCGAAGAAATTGGAAAAAATGTCAGCCGACGAAAAGAACGCCAAAAAGTTATCCGAGTTGCAGGCACGTCTGGACGAGATGGAGAAAAAGGATGCGCAGACCAAAATGGCGGCATCTGCGAGGAAACTGCTTCAGGACGAGAGCATTGTGGTCGACGATGTTATCATTTCCGCTCTTATCCGCGATGATGCGGAGCAGACAAAAGCGGCGGTCGATGCGTTTGTGAAGTCCTTCAAATCTGCCGTACAGAACGCGGCAAAGGCAACATTTAGCAGACCGGCGAAACCGAAAACCGGTGGCAGTGGGGAAATGACTCGTGCGGATATCATGAAAATCGCAGACCGTGCAGAGCGTCAGAAAGCCATAAAGGCGCACCCTGAGTTATTCAGGTAAGAACCCGCTGATTTTGTTTTACAAATAATATTTCACACTATATGTAAATGAAAATTTATCACTATGAAAGGATAGGTAATAAAAATGGCAACAAAGAATTATAAGTTCCTCATTTTCGAGAACGAAGTTACAACTCAGGACATTGCGCCTGAGATTTCCATCGACAAGGCTTACGGTCTTCGCGATTCCGTGAAGAAACTCACCGAAGCATTAGGCATTCAGGACGTTCAGCCTCTTGCAGAGGGCACGACCATCAAGATTTACAAGACCGAAAAGGTCAACACACCCGCACAGGTTGGTGAAGGTGAAGTCGTTGCATTAACAAAAATCCGCAGAGTTCTTCACCAGACCATCACAGTTGCGCTGGAAAAATTCCGCAAAACGACAACCGCTGAAGCGATTGCACGTTCCGGTTTTTCCAAGTCTGTCAATGACACTGATGACAAACTGATTTCCGAAATCGGGATTGGCATCAAGAAGGCTTTCTTCACAATGCTGAAGACCGGGACAGGAACAGCGACAGCCGGCGCTAACCTTCAGGCAGCGTGCGCGCAGCTTTGGGGTGCGCTCCAGGCAGGATTCGAAGACGTCGAAGTTGAAGGTCAGACAGTTTTCTTCGTCAACCCGCTCGATGCCGCTGACTATCTTGCAAGCGCCGCGGTTACAGTCCAGACCGCTTTTGGCCTGACCTACATCAAGAATTTCTTGGGGATGGGCACCCTCATTATCTCCAAAGAGATTACAAAGGGCGCACCGATTGCGACTGTTTCCGATAACCTGAAGTGCGCTTGCGTAGGTTCCGGTTCCGAAGTTGCAGATGTTTTCGGATATATCTTTGACGAAACAGGTATTATCGGTATGAACCATACCGTAGCTTCAGACAGGTGCAGTGTGGATACGAATGTTCTTGCCGGGGTCAAATTCTATACAGAGGACATGGGCAAGGTCTATATCGGTTCCATTGCCTGAGCCTGACCTGTAGTAACACGATGATTTGGTGGTAGGGATGTAAAAATCCCTACCATTATTTGTAGTATTGGGGGCGGACAATGAAAATACTTGAAAAAGTTCAGACAAGGCTGAAAGATGAACCCGCAGATGTAGTCATTCTGCGCGGATATGTCGAAACAATAGTGAACCGCCTCTGTATCCGCCTTGGAGAGACAGAACTGCCGGAAACGTTCGAGGGCATTGCGGTGGATGCGACAGTGAAAATGTACCGTCGAGCATATTACGAGGGTATCGTCTCTGAGGGTTCCGACGGTATCAGCACTTCCTTCGTGGCGGACGTTCTGGCGGAATACGCCGATGAAATCAAAGCGTACAGACAGAGTAAGAGCGAAAACGGCGGTAAATACAAAGTCTATTTCCTGTGAGGGGGTGTTCATATGATATGGAAAAGGGCACGACTCTTGCGGGAGAGGACGGTATCCGATGAACTGAATGATGCCGTGGGCAGCGGGGAATTTGAGACGTTGCGCAAGGTAGAAGCACGTATCGCGCCGTGGAGCATTGAAGAACAGCAAATTTATGGCGCGACGGTAACGGAGAGCGAAGTCAAAGTCCTGCTAAAAATGCCGAGAAAAATGTATCCCAAAACCGCGACGCATATCAGAATTGAAGCGGATACGTCAGATGCCTTAGTAGTTAATCAGCCCATGGAAATATTGAGCGTGGCACAGAGAGGCACACGGTTTGTCACCGTCAGGTGCAGGGGGTGGAAAACATGAGGTTGGAAATCAAACTGCAAGGTGATGACAAGGTTCGTGGAGCGTTCAAGAAATTACAGGATTTGGGCGGTATCAAAGATTTGTGCGTGCGTCAGGCACAGATGATGGAAGAGCGCGGAAAAGCGGCATTGGGGACGCCGGGAGCAACGCCGAGAAAGACGGGTGACCTGAGAAAGTCCTTGATGACGGACACGCAGATGCCGGATGGTGCGGCGGTC